GGTGTCGCGTTGAAAGATATACCAGAATCCGTGATGATCGTGGTCAATTTGCTTGTATACCATCTCCTGAACACCTTTTGTATATCAGAAAAGATAATAATCTTAGTCTCTGATGGTATGCACTGATAATCACCCCCCGGATGATGTCTTTCTCCATTATTTCCAACTGCCGGAGGGTCATCCCATGAAAATGTTTCATCAGCCACTTCCGCGTGTTTTTCCCTTAATCTCTCATCATCTGAAGTCCGCCAGATATATTTTTTAACTCCCGCCTCAGTCTGTCTTAACTCCGTTAATTTACCATTATATTTAGAAATTTGATCACGAGAAATCAAATTAGCCTGTTTTTGAATCTTAGACTTTACTTTCCCTTTTGCCGTATCATACCCAAAAAACTGTTCTCGAATCTTTTTGGTAAGCGTTCTGGTTGACTCCCCGGATTCTACTCCTGCCCTGAGCATCTGCTCAACTCGTTTTAGATGTTCTTCAGGGATGCTCTTTATAAGTGCCACATTAGTTTCAACGAACCCGGCTACCTGTGGCTCTAACCATCTCTCAGCCCTTAAAACCGGGATACCAAGCACCGTTTCAAACTGTTTGTCGATCTGGTTTTTATTAAATTTATTCGTCTGTCCGGCAACTCCATCCACCGTTTTTCTTATGTCGGTATCAGTCATCTGGATGGTCGTGCCAATCCTGATATTAGAAATAATTCGCGTTATTGTTTCGCCATAACTTACAGCATCAGTCTTTATTTTAGCATCAATCTTCGTTTCGGCTTTATATTGCTCAATAATGTCCGGTATTGCCGGGATCAATCTTTCTCTTATATCTTTAAGCATAGGATTTAATAAACGCATAATAGAGGCATAATAACTGCGCTCAATAGCCATTGGATAAAGTTGCTTTGGCGGCTTCCGGCGCTGGGGTAATTTTCTGCCTGTAGCCTTCAGGACTGCCCTCCGGCGTTTGATTAATTCTAATATTCTATTTGACTTTGTTGGCATTTTGGTTGATTAATTTATTCAATTCATTAATTTTTAAAGTTTATTCATTCCTTCTACATCCCTATCAATACGATCCATAGTCCTATGATTTAGCCAATGGAGCGCCTCTTCAACCTTCGTCAAGGCTATAGCATTTTCACTGCAACTGAACAGCCCTGCCTGAAATGACCGTAACCGGTCTATGACTATTGCCAAAAGATCTTCCTGCTGGCATCCATTAACGCCTTTTTCTTTGATTGGACCGTTTTGGAAAGAAATTACTCCAAACTCTCCACACAACCCAGACTCACCATTGCCTTTTCTTTGAATCCTATATTCATGACAAGCCCCACCCTTTCCAGGCTCATCTATAATGCAAACTTCTGTTTCATGCTCAATACCTGATTTCAAGCATCTCATACCTTCACTCCTTCTTCTTTCTTTTCAAAATCCCAGCAAGATCCATCTGAAGCTATTGCTATTTCCTTCAGCTTGCACCCAGTAGTTTCAGAATCATTAAATCTGCAACCGCTATTAGTGCATATTTTAACTCTGGTTTCGACAAAAAATGGATCAATTCTTAATTCTATATTGCCTAATGCTGCCATAGTTTTTATTTCCTTTCAGCTTTTGGAGGTTTAACTTTAGGCATAAGAGGCAATTTCCTCTCCCAATCAATCCCAGGTTCTTTATGGTCACATCTCCATCTATGACAATGAGAAGGCCCCCCGATATCACAGCCATCAAAATACATGCGATGCCCAAAGATTTTACATAAAATATTCATTTATTATTCTTCTTCTTCCTCTCCACCCGTTCCCAATTCCTTTTCCTTTTCCTTTTCCCCAGCCTCTTCCTCCTGCATTCTCTTTAATTCAGCAGCTTCCTCTTCTGCTAACCGCTTATATTCAGCTCTTAATACTAAGTCGAGAACCGTTTCGATCGAATACCCATCAGCGCCAAATCGACTTGCTGAAATTTCTGCCGGGGATATGTCTCCCATATCCACATATAATTTATCTGTTTCGGCTTGCATTTTCCTTGTTTCAACAGTCTCTTTTTGGGATGGTTGCCATAACGAATTAAATTTAAATGACCATTCTTCCGGCTCTATGCCTTTATTCGGCGCACTCTGATCCTTAAAAAATATCCTGATTAATTTTTCAAGGTTATCTTTTAAATGATCGTTTTGATAAGCTCCCACCGAATCATAATACGCCCTGGTTGTTTCTGTAGCACCCGCTAGGACACCTAAAGATTGTCCGAACAATCTAGCCTTGGGCGTCTTCCCTGCTGCAGCAATTAATTCAATATATCGATCAATTAAATCCACAAGACCGGCAATAGGTGTTTGAATCTTACTAAGTTCCTCATCTTCGCCAATAAGCGTAATGCCCAACATTGACATATTAGAAATACAATATTGAATCCTGGTTAGAATCGCCTCCTGATCATCATTAGCCAATAAGTCAACTAAATCGGGCAATTTTAATACTTTAGTTACAAAATCCTGTATTAGTACCGCCCCTGCCTGAATGGATGTACCGTGCCTCTTTAACTCTTCATTTATCGATGTTAAGATAGAATCATACCATCCGGAATTCATAACCTTTAATATCTCTGGGATATAATCACCGTCAAAACGCAGAACCCTAGATTCGTGTATTTTTTGATTTGGGTTGGATGATCCTAATGTAATGGCCTGCAGTCGATATAATTCAGGTTCACCGAAATTGGTTTGCAGTGGGTCGGTATACGTTTTATCAATCTGTAATTGCCATCTATCCAAGACATTAAGAAAATTAATACTTTTGATTTTATCCTCATTTAACGGCTTCTCTGGCGATCCCCCATCTATAGCCCCGATAATAATTACAGCGCCACCATACATCCTGGCATTAATCAGGGCCTCTTTGATTTTACCCTGGACCTTCAACGTTTCCATCCGACCGTTTAGATTTGTAACCAAATCCTTGTCGTCGGTAGTTATTTCAATCCATTCTCTAACCGCGTCCTCCGGGATTGCTTCGATTATTCGCCGGGCCACCCAGTTAAATCGGTATAATGCTTCTAGTTCAGATCGAGTCAATACAGTACCGGCACTATAAGCGATTCTTGTCATAGGATCTTTAGTACCGCCAAAACCTGAATAGGCATTAACAAACATATCCCGCCTTTTGCTGTCTCTTTTTTGTGCTATATTCTTTGCTTGTTTTATTTGATCTGTAGACATTTTTATTATCCTCTGCCTCGCAAGGCTTCAGTTACCGACATTTTATTTTCCATGTGCTGGGCCATGGCAGTGCAATCAATATCCTCATCGTTGGCAACATTAGGAAATTTCGCCAATATTCCTTCATATATCGCTAACCACGGCGCATTTCTGGGGAAAAACACCCTTTCATTTTGAGTATATGTTGCCATTGGTACAGCCCTTGCATATTTATCAAGCCCCTTTGTGGGAATTTCTTTGAATGGAATTTTAACGCCGCCAATTTGATCATTCCCTGCCGATTGTTTAACTAAAACTTTCCCTAATTTTTCATTTTCAATCCCGGCCAGAATACATGAATTTTTAAGAGCAAAATTCTTAATCGTTGATAATACTTGGGTATGTTCTATCCTATCATTAAGCCGGTCAAGTAACAACCAAACACGATGTTTTTTAGAATATCCCCAGGCAAGCATCCCCGTGGGGTCATTTTTCTTCTTTATTTCTATAGCTGGATCAACGTATACGTGACGGATAAGTTCAGTTTTTCCAATTCTTAAGGGCTCTGTTTCATTTTGCCGGTAGCATAAATAATCTCCGGTACGAGTATCAATTGCCCAATACCGGAAATGCTGGGATTTGAAAAGATTCCCCCCCCGAGATGCAGGTGATCCTTGAAAAAGAGAAGCCCAGCAATAAGGGCCAACTGATTTTTGAATATTTAATAAAATAGCTTGATTCCATTTTTCCCAAAGAGCATCCCCTTGGATTCTATTAAGCAAATCATTTTCCTCTGCTAATGCCGGCAAATTTATAACTTTTGTATCAAAAGGAAACTCTTCTTTTTCTTCTTCTTTCTGCTGTAAAATACGGCCTATTAAATCATCGTCATGCCATCTCGTCGCAAATATGATCATTACAGCCCCAGGATGTAGCCTTGTTATAGCTACAGATTGCCACCAATGCCATAACTTTTTCCTTAACACTTCGGATTCAGCTTCTTCTTGATTCTGAACATAATCATCGAGTATAAAAATATCTGCTCCAAATCCAACAATTGCTCCTCCTACTCCAGCAGCTATAACCCCGCCACCTAAACTTGTATTCCATGCGGATCGTTTAAAAATTTTCCCCGGGTAAACATTCCATAGTACCGGAGCCCATTGTTGAAATATTGCTTTTGCTGCGTCTGAATTAGTTTCAGCAAGTTCAGCCCCATATGATGCCAATATAATTCTTTTTCTCGGCCAATTGCCTAAAATCCATGACGGCAAATGTACTGATATCAATTGAGTTTTACCATGACGGGGGGGGATTGAAATTAATAATAGCTTATGTTTATCTGTCGCTGGAGACTGAATTGCTTTTTGAATTTCTGTCGCAATATAATGTAAATGAGGAGGATTTTTATTACCTGATACTAATTGAGGGAAAAAGGAAAAATCAGATCTTGCTAATTCCGCGAAAAGATCAAGATCGTTATCATTAAATTTTATTTCTTCTTTAGCCGCTAACAGCATTCTTTAATCTTTCTGCTAATCCGGGATCGTTTTTCAATCTTTCCTCTATCGCAGATCTTTGTTTCTCTATTTGGATCGGGCCACCGCCTTTTCCTGAATGCTCATGTTTATCCGGCGCATCCAGTCCTATCAATTTACACCGCCGCTCTATACACTTCATAACCACATCTAAAAATCTAGGATCACCATTTCTCTCCTCGACCTTAACCACCTGATCTTTATTGCCTGCGGTGACTTTGCCGGTCTCC